GGGGGGTCCGTCTTTTGGAGGACCAGTATGTCATCAGGCTCGAGAAACATTGGAAGCAGTTACTCTCCCTTCTGGTTTTCGAAGGTCTGGTCGGGTGGTACAGACAGAAAACGTAGGGAGTTCACCCCCTACAGCTGTCAGATCTGGAAGATTTATCAAGTTCCAGCGTACTACCCTAACTGGTTCTATCCTTACGTTCCGCCTGTTTATGTACTCTGGGCTGCAAATCTCCCAGTATACAGAGCAGTTCCCTATGACGGGAATGCGGATATTGCGGCTCTCGCTAAGGTGGCCTCGTTGGTTCGCGGGCATGATTTTAATGCCGGAATCTTCTTGGCGGAATCACCTGAGTCGCTACGCCTAGTTGTGGGTAGCGTGAAAGCTTGTTTCAACTTGCTTAACGCTGTCAAACGACTCGACTACGGTTCTATTATGCGTGCTATCCCTTCGATTGTGAAGGGCACAGCTGCGCAGAAAGGCCGTGTTGCCAAGGCTGTAAGGAAGCGTGATGTTGGTGAGACGTGGTTAGCCGTTCAATACGGCTGGGCTCCTTTAGCTAACGACTTGTCGGAAGCCATTGATGCAATCAATGCGTGGAAGAATAAGTACTCGAAAGCTAGAGTTAAAGCAGTCAAGAACTCGGTTGGTATTATCGACCTTCGGGCTGATGGATCGACTAAGTCTCAAAACTGTCCCTATGTGACCCGTTTCTCCTACACCGTAGAACTGAGAGAACGCCTCACCACGTGGCATACGCTAGGTCTAAATAACCTTGCGTCCGTCATATGGGAGAAGATACCATTCTCGTTCGTCGCCGATTGGTTCATACCGATTGGTACTTACCTCGACGTGCGTGGTACTTTGGCTGGTGTGGATCTCGTGGCTTGTAAAGTCACCCACACTTGCATCAGCGTAGATAACCCTACTAAGGTCGATCCCGCGTCGTATCCTGGTGTCGTTCAGGGCCGGTATACTGGCTCCTACGTCACCATGACGCGGGATATTTGGCTAGACTTTAGCAATTACTGCCCGACGCCGTCTTTCAAGGCGCTGTCGAAGGCTCTCTCGAAAGGTCACCTCCAAAATGCATCAGCGCTTATTTCTGGCTTCATAGCCGGGCATAAATCCTTGCCCGAAGCTCGAAAGGCGCCCCAGACCGGTCTGAGCATCTTCTAGGCTCTTCCGGATTCACTCATTGTATCTTTTCTTACAAGGTAATTCTATGTCGGCACAAGCCAACATTGTCGCCTTTGATGGCGCAGCCACTCCCGTTTCGCACACCTTCTCGCCCTGCGGCGTTGTTAACGATCCCGTTGAAGGGACCGTTGCCGATTGGCGCGAGATCATCACTACTGTCCCGACGTACGCGCAACCGCGCGTCCGCTTGAGCCAGAAGAGGTTGAAAAGTGGTGTGTACCGCGTGAGTACTATGGTCACCGTTCCGGTTATGGAGTCGGTGAGCGGTCAGAACGCGGCCGGCTATACTGCCGCGCCGAAGGTCGCCTATGAGAACACTGTTGCACTCATCGGCTATTTCCACGAACGTGCTACGACGGCTGAACGCCGTCTGGTTCGTATGATCGCCGTTAATATGGCGAACAACATCTCCACAACCGTTGCGGCTGCTACAGCCGGTCCGGTTTCGGAGCTCGTGGATTCGAACATCAACGCGTCTTGATTTATGCGTTGGTGGTCGTACCTTCTCTTGGTACTTGCGGTGTTGCTAGCTGTTTTAGCGATTACCTGTGAGTGTCTAGAGCGTAGATTCCTTCCTATATTGATGCCCCATAAAGGAGCACTAAATGAAACAAGTTTCAACTTGCTGGACGGAACCGTTGGATCTGGTCGCCTCCCTCCGTATCTTGGAGACGGTTGCTTCCAGGTTTGCCTGCCTTGGTGGGCCCATTGGGAGAGAAATCGATGGACTTATTAGGTCTAAAGACTATCGTTCCCTATGTGATTTCGAACTTGACTACACGCTTGACTGGAATGTTTCCCAGCTTGCTAACTGCCGTCAGGCTTTGGGCTTCTTCACGAAGCTTGAAGACCTGGAAATCGGCGTTGACAAGGAGCGTGCAGGTTTTGAAAAGTTCGAGGACGCCGAACGAAGCTGTCAAGAAAGCAATAGCCTGTTTAGGGCTCTTTCTAGTGGTCTGGCTGATGTCAGGCCCGACGACAACGTCATTCTTTGTGACGCTCGTCGCTTCATTGCTAGAGTTCTTGGGCGGTGCCCAAGTATTGCCGAACTAGAGCTTCGTTTTGGTCCTGGTGCGACGACCTCAATAAAAAGGTCTGACGCGAGTCCCGTCGAGAAATTGGCGGAGACTCCCACGTGCAGTTCGTCTCTTGTCGCGTCTGGTTTGTTGCCTGAAGTCGTGCGTTCTTGCGAGGAGTGGTTTTCATGCCACGCCACGCATTGGGCTATCGACGACGACGACTACCTTTACTCAGTTAACGCATTTCGCGTCGACTGTGGGCGCCTAGAGTTCGTCCCTAAATCTGCTAAGACCTACCGCTGCATTGATAAGCAGCCGACTGTAAACAGCTTAGTTCAAGCTGGTATAGGTCGATTTATTTCTGGTAGGTTACGTAGAGCAGGTCTTGACCTCCGTTCTACCGAACCAAATCATCGGTTTGCGTTCGAAGGATCCTTAAATGGTCTAACAGCGACCATAGACCTGAGTAATGCTTCTGATACTATCTCCAAGGGGCTAGTTGAATTTTTGCTCCCTGAAGACTGGTACCTACTGCTTTGTGCTGCCCGTTGTCCTCAGACCCTGTACAAGGGCCAGAGGATTTCTTTACACAAGTTTAGCTCGATGGGGAATGGTTTTACTTTCCCTTTAGAGTCGCTTGTGTTTTGGGCGCTCACGGTGTGTTCGACCCCTCGTGCACTTAGATCTATGTGCACGGTTTTTGGCGACGACATAATCTGCCCGACCGAATGTTATGGTCGAGTAGTGAAGACGCTCGAGTTGTGCGGCTTTGAGGTTAATCTCTCTAAGTCGTACTCCTCTGGATCTTTTCGTGAGTCTTGCGGTAGAGATTACTACAAGGGTACCAATGTTCGGCCTTATTACCAAAAGCACCTGGTATCCGGCCAAACCCTCTTTACCCTGCACAACTATTTCGTCCGTTCTTTCCAGGACGAGATGGCTGCTTGGGTCAAGAACCTAATCCCCACTCCGCTGCGCCTTTACGGCCCTGACGGTTATGGGGACGGCCACCTAGTTTCATCCAAGTGGCCTGCCAAACGACAGAAAGAAATACTGTCGAATGGTTGGGGTGGGTCTTTCTTTGAAACGTTTAGCCTAGAACCTAGACGCATCGCGTCTCGATTCCCTGGCGACTACGTCACACCGCTCTATTCCGTCTACGTTCGTGGACGTGAAGACCTCGGACCCAAAATCGGATTTTATGAATTCTCCGACGAGGGCCTTGGCGTTGACTTTACTAAGAGTGGACGTCCTTTATGGACGTACCCCTCCGATGAGTCGACGGCGTATAGAAAGACATTGGTCTACACTTTTTCCTCTTAATTTCTAGAGGTGCGCAAGTATTAGCGCAGGAGGCCTCCTCGTCGCCTATTCGG